TCGCGATGCGATGCAGATGGGACTCGGTATCACCGTGCCCGAAATGCTAGAAATCGTGAAGGCGATGATCGAAACGGCAATGGGCGTGCACAAAGACAAAATGCACACCGAAGAAGACCCCGCGTCGTCGCGGGAGATGGGAAATAGGAATATGGCGGATCAAGAAACGGTGGTCAAACTGCGCGACGCGGAATCGAAGCTCGCAACGTTGATGAGCGAAAAAGCAGTTCTCGCGAGTGAGAACCAAACGCTCAATACCAAGGTCGCGGGACTCGAGCTCCAACTCGCCGATCGAAACGGCAAGCTCGCAACGCTCGACACGGAGCTGAAGACGCTTCGGGACAACGAAGCTAAACGCGCCGAAGCTGACGAAAGCGCCGCGATCGAACTCGCGTTCGCGACGTACAAGGATACGCATAAGCTCACCGACGCACACAAGAAGTCGATGCTGCTGACGTATCGCCACGACCGCGCGACGTTCGACACGCTTTACCCGTCCGTCGCACCGGACCAGCGCCATTTGCAACGCAATCTGTCGGCGCGGCAAAGCCCCGCGACGCAGCAGAATGCCAATCAATGGCGGCCACAAGGCGGATCGATGCCGACCAGTGGCCAAGGCGCGCAACCGCAAAACTTCGTTCAGGCCCACCTCGAGCTGACGAAGCGTCTCATGAGCGACGAGAAAATGCCGCTCGAATTGGCCACGGTCGAAGCGCGACGCCAGCTCATGGCGCCCGCACCCATCACGACCTGACACAACCCGCAGTTGTCGCCGGCTCTTGAAACATTGAGAGCGGCAACGATTCCATTCCAACGAAACAAGGAGAGCCATCGTGGCCATTGATACGTACAATTACGAGCGCGAACCGGTTCCAGGCGGGGACGTCACCGCGGCCAATTACGGCGCGACGTCGATTCCCTCGAACCGGATCGTTTTGGTCGACACGGCGAACGTTCTTTCGCCCAGCGAACCTATGGGCGTCGTTCTTCCGACGGCAAGCGGCGGAGTCGCGGGCACCTACGGTGTGACCGTGGACGAGCTCTTCCCGCCCCGTGACGACGGCTCGACGCGTCCTGGTCGTGTTGCGGTGTTGGGCGCGATTCGCGTCCCAGCCAACGGTACGATCACCGCTGGCGATTACGTCCAGGCGTCGGACACGGCCAACAAGCTCGGCTGGGCTAAAGTCTGCGGCGCTGGCATTCAGCAGGTCGGCCAAGCCAAAACCACTGCCGCCGATGGCGAATATGTCTTGATTCTCCTCGCCAAGGCACGCAACGCCTGACGTTTGGCACGGCCAACCCCAAAGCTTCAACCAGCAACCTGCACAATTTACAGGAACCAACACGATGTTCGATATGCAAATGATGGGTGCCCCGATGGGCGCGCCAAACCAAGGGCCACCGATGCCGGTCCAGTTCGACCCCATGAGCGGTCGATTTTTCATGAGTGATCCTTCGGGACAAACCTTTCTTTTGGACAACGGTCCAGGCAACGTCCACATCGACGGCCCCCTCGCGACGTTCGCCCAGGGATACCCGCTCACGGCCAAGTATTGCATCGCCGACCGCGTGATGCCTACCGGATCGCCTGTCGCGAAACAGAGCGATAAATACTGGAAACACGCACTCGACGATTTTCTCAACATTGCGCCGCAAACCGTCGTTGCAGCGGGTGCGAATCCCCCGGAAGTGTCGCCTCGGCAATCGCAGGATTCCTACCAGTGCATTCCGCGCGGTATGGCGACATTTCTCCCGACGCAGGTGCAGGCGAACAGCGACGCAGGTTTGATCCTCGCTCAGCGCTATCTGCAATTGCCGCTGTATCTGCTCACGTTGATGCGCGAGGTCCGCGTTTCGACCACGGTGCGCGATTCGTCGAAATACGCGGCGTTCAATTACTTGGACCTCACCGCGACGCCGACGGCGAAATGGAACGGCGGCTCGACATCCGACCCGATCAACAATCTGTTGACCTACAATCGTCGCAGCATTCTGCCGATCACGCACATTGTCATGAGTCCGGATAGCTACGACTCGATGGTCCAAAATGCCGCGGTGCAAAAATACTTCGCATTCAAGTCGAACGCGAAAGCGAAGCCGTCGGACTTCGAGGCGAAAGACTTGTCGGCGATCCTTTCGTTGCCGGAGATCGTCATTGGCCACCAAAAGTGGTTCAACCCCGCCACGCAAGCGATCGAGTACATTTGGGGCAATGATGTCGTCGGCTTCCACATGCCCGAGACCGTCGACGGCATCGGGATCCCAGTCCCGTGGCGCACGTTCCGGTGGGCCGGCGGATCGCAGCCGGGCGTCAACCAAGCCGAAATGAACGGCATGGGCACGCTGACCTTCGTCAATGGCTTCGGCGTGCGGTCGTTCTTCGACTTCACCCGCGGAACGCAAGGCGGAAACAAGGTCATCGCGTACCACGAAGACGCGGAGCAAGTGATCGACACCCGCATCGCGTACTTGATCAAAGGCGCTTTCCAACCCTGAGCGAGGTCGCCCGTGGGCACATACATTGACGCGGGCGCACTTCAGACAGCCCTATCGCCGCAGACGTACATCGAATTGTTCGCACCTCCTGAAACGAACACGGTAGACGTCGCGGCGGTTGGGCTTGTCATTGACCGGGCCGAAGGACTCACGGATTCCTATCTCTTGGGATTCTATACGTATCCTCTCGACCCGGCGACGGACCGGCTCATTCGTCACGCAACGCTGCTTTTTGCGACGGCAATGGCGTACATGCGACGTCCCGAGTACGTCCGAACGTACGGCGAAATCGGGAAAGTCACGCAGTATCAGGAAGCGCACGCGATGATGATGCGCATTCAGGCGGCAAAGCAACGTTTGCCCGAAGTCTCGCAAGTGTCGCCACCGAGGAATATCGGCGGCGTCGTATCGGCGACGGGGACGATCTTGATCGGCAACCACCCGAGCGACTTCTAACCATGGGCTTCACCGTAGAAATCGAAGGCATCCCAGAGTTCGAACGCAAGTGGGCGCGGATGACAACCGAGATCCACGACGGCGCGATCAAGGCGGTCCAGCGTGCTTCGACAGAAGGCGCTGCGGAAGGCGTGCGTTCTGCGACGTGGAAAGACCGCACGGGGAATGCACGGCGAACGATCAAGGCCACCATGGCCAAGAAAGTGTTCCACGACGTTCACGCCGACATCGTGGCACCGTTGCATTACCATCGATATCTCGACGCGGGAACGAAGCCCCATGAGATTCGCCCCGTGCGCGCAAAGATGCTTCGGTTCATCGCGAGCGATGGGAACATCGTGTTCGCGAAGCGCGTGCGGCACCCAGGAACGAAGGGTGATGGGTTTGCGGGGAAGATGTATTTCAAGGCGCAGCGAGTGCTACGCGCGGACTTGGAGGCGCTTGCCGCTAAAGTTGTGGCGATGTGGGATTAGCGGCGCTGTTTTGATGCTGCAATCTTCTTGTCCAATGCGGCATTGAGCTTTGCGGTAGCCTCATCCGTTGCCTTTTTTAGGGCGGCGATCTCTCGTTCCTCTTGAAGGAATGCCAAAACCTGTTCGGTGGCATTGTCGCCGTTAGGGCTCAAAAGTAGCTTCTTCGTGTTGTCGATGATTGTCGATAACATCACCGCTGGAATCACAGATTGTAGCAGTACATCTGCGGGTATAACGCGGTCAATTCGGAGTGTGCCAGTAGCCCCGTCGATTTGAATACTTAGCTTTACGTTCATGCACATTGAGATAACCATTGAGCACCTACGGCGCAACCACAATTCCCGTCGCGGTTCCCACGAACCCGTTGACCGAGGCCACCGGAGACCCCGCGCTTGACGTGTGGGCGGCGTTTTTCAAGGCGTTCGTCAACCGATACGGGCAAGCCGCATGGACGGCCTGCTACCCGCGCGTAAACGTGCTCGCCGAACCGATCGCGCCGATCCGCACGACGCACACGCACAACCCAAACCGGCGCACGGTGCTGCCGTTCAACGAACGCGACTTCCCGTGCCTGTTTATTTATCGCACCGGCGGCGCTGCACCCGAGTGGGAATGGCTTGACGGGCGGGCAAGTCATGACGCCGTGACGTGCCTGTGGGTATTCCCCACTGGGGCACAAGACGCGACAAGGATCCGAGTCCCGTTCGCAAATGCGTTGCAAAAGCTTTTTGATGCGGGAATCGAGCAAATGCGCGACGCCTGCTACGTGCATCCAAGCGACACGGATCCCACGGCTGCAACCATCGCGGCTGACGTTGACTCGATCAAGACTTCGATCGCCACCTCGACGAGCGTACAGACCTACTCTGGCGCGGCTTTAAACGGCGTCGTGGGCGGTACGGCGTTCCTACAGCCTCGAGCTTTCACGGCGACGATCACGGGGCTCGTAGGCGCCTTCGTTGACGGTTCAACGATCACCGTCATGGGCAAGGACGTACTTGGTCGGACGTCGACACAGACGTTGACGATTTCGACGGCAACGATTCCCACGACATTCTCGACGGGCTACGCGTTCACCCAAATCACGCAGATCGTTGTGGCGGCACAGGCTGGCGTGACAGGTGCTTTCGAGTTTGGACTTGGCGCGTACGCCGGGCGCGGATCGCTCGTGACGAACTTCACGCCGATCGGTTTCAAGCGTGTTGGACCGTGGGCGGTTGACCAAGTCGAAGTGGAGATTTCGTCAGGAATCACCGAAGCGCCGATCCGGGAGACACGGATTTACGAGGCGGTGTCCATCCCATTCGAAACGTTCGAGCTTTGGGACCGCGACGATTACGCCACGTTGAATGGACTCGACGGGACGGTTAGCGCGAATCAGGCGGGGTATGAGCAGGCGATGAAGGTTCCGATTTAGCTGGATCGGTCGCGCTCTCGATCGGTAAAAGCGGGCGTTGAATGTACGAAGCCGCGGTCAATCGCGGACCGATGGAAATGCCGGTTTTACGATCCTGCGCATCCCTGACGTATGCAATTGAAACGACTGGCGTCTTCACAAGACCAGCCAAATACGGGACGCGCTTGTCGTAACGTTTCTCGACGGCAATGAGCATCGAACCCGTGTGATGCATTGACGGATATGTGCTTGGGTCGCGCTCGTTGGCAAACTCCGATTGAAGCGGCATTGGTCCCTTGAAGTTGGCAACGATTGAATCGATTGCCGTTTCATCCACGACAAAGCGCGGCTGATTGTCGGGCTCGTATACGCCGAACCGTAACAGACAAACCCATTGTTCGAGAAACGTCGAAACACTCATTTCTTCCTCCAGCGGAGACAATAACCATCCATGAAAATGCTGCAAGTCATTCCAAACCCGTACGGCGTACTCGACGCGGACGGGAAACCAACGGCGGTCGTGCCGTGCCACTCGCGCCATGCGCCGGGCGAATTCGTCGGCGCAATGCGCACGATGATCGAGAGCGAGCCCGCGCAATACGTGGACGTCACTCGCGTCGTTGGCGGCAAAAAGGTTGTCGAGCAAAAGCTCGCGCAATACGATCGCTCCAAGGCGTCGTTCACGTTTTCCGTGGAACCCGTCGGAGTTCCCGCGGACGGCACGGTCGGCTCGTACTATCGCGATCGTGTGCGTGAAGGCGCATTGATTGCGGCCGATCCATTCACCGCGCAAAAATGCGGCGTGCAATTCGAGCAGCCTGAAAAGATCCTCGCGCGAGAACGCGACAAGGCCGCGAAAGAATTCGAGCGCCAGTTTGGCGAATTGCCCGCATGGGCGCAACCCAATCAAGCGCCTGTCGCGGCGCCAAAGTGAGGACGTAGATGTCTTCGATTGTCATTTCAGGATTCACGTCGGCATTCAAAGTGCCGGGCATTTACATGGAGACGGTGTTTGGCGCCGGCGAAATCTCCAACGCGAGCGCCCCGCTCAAATGTCTCGTTGTTGGGCTGAAGGGCTCGACGGGCACCATTACGAACGACGGCACGCCCAAACTCGCGTTGTCGAAAAACGATGTTGATGCGCTTGTGCAGGTCGGAAGCGAAGCCGCGCGCATGGCGTATCAGGCGCTGCGTGAATCTGGCGTCCAGCTTTGGATCGCATGCCCAGCGCCAGCTGGTGGTGCTGTTGCGGCGACGGCCACGATCACCATCACGTCGACGCCAGTGCATGCGGCAACGGGTGAATGGCGGTATCGTATCGGCGGCATTGCGCTTTCCGGAGCAACGAGCACGACGGTCACGCAAAACGCGCTTGCCACGGCGATCGGCGCTGCTGTCAATGCTCGTACCGATTTGCCAGTCACGGCAACCGTCTCGACAAACGTCGTCACGTTGACGGCGAAGTGTGCCGGTATCCGAGGCAATCAGTACATTCTGATGCAGGATACAACGTTGCTTCCGTCGACGATTTCGAGCGCGATTGCAGGCGGCGCGGCGGTCACTGGAGGCGGCGTTGTATTTGTAAACGGCGCAGGCACGGAAGACGTCACCACGCTTCTGTCAACCATGTCGAGCACGGAATTTGCGCAGAACGACACGACAAACCTACCGATCATCGAAACGTGGCTGAACAATCAATCGGCATGGGACGTGGGCATTCTGCAACTCGGCGTCGTCGGACTCAACACGAGCCTTTCGGCGGCAACAACGCTCGCCACGGTCACCATGAACGCCGAACGGTTGCAGCTTTTGGCGATGCAAAATGGCGAGTCGCATCCGTCCGAAATGGCGGCGCGATGGACGGCGCACCGTTCGGTGTTCGAGCAGAGTGACCCTGCGGCATCGTCGCAATACGACGGCTTTGCGCTCACGGGCATTGCTCCGCAAACCACACACGACAATGGCGACGCCGTCATCATCCGGAGCATCACGACGAAGTGTTTGTCAAGCAGCGTCGCGGACTTCCGCACGTTGGGCACCGAGCGTGCATCGGCGCCGGACTTTGCGCGTCGTGGAATCTATCGAATGGGCGTATCGTTCATCGCGAACAACCCGCGCGTGCAAGACGATCCCGGAACGGGGGAACGGCCGCCAAAGCCCGGCATCGCATTCCCGGCGCTTTGGACCAAAACCCTCACGAAATACGCGTATGACCTTGCGGAAGGCGCGGCAAACGTCGTGTCGTCGGGGCTTCCCGTCATCACCGACGTGGCGAACAATCTGCCGTTCTCGCAATTCGACCCGATTGCGAATCGAATCATGTTCGTGTTTCCAGCAGAAATTGCGAACGGGAATCACCAGCTTGGCGGGCAGATCCGCCAAACCAATAACGGCTGATAGGAGGTCGTCGTGGCAAACAATCGAATTCAGCCGCAGTTCATTCGCCTCAATGACAAGGCGATTGCAAACGTCACCGGGACGAGCCCGGAACTCAACTCGAACGACGAGCGACAGATCGTTTTGGAAGGCGTGCTTGGCCATAGCGACGGCGTTGCGACGCTCGACTTCGAGGTCAAGACGATCGTCGCGCTCACGGGCGGCGATGAGGCCGCGATCGTCGACATCATCTTGGGCAAACTAGAGTGCGAGATTCAGGCGACGCTCGCAACTCGCGTGTTCGTCGTGACGTGCCGATGTATTTCGTTCTCGGGTAGCTCCGAAGCGCAAAACGGCAAGTTCGAGGGTACGTTCAAGTTCGAGTCGTCGGGGAACATCCAACTCGTATGAAATTCGCGGCGCTTGTAAAAGGCCAAGCGGACGTTCGCCCCACGGAGCTGATGTTGCCTGGTCACGAGAATCCAATCGTGATCGGGCAGCGTCCCATCTCTGCGTGGGAAGAAAAGGACGCAATCGACAAGGCGCTTGCTCTGTTCGATCCAAAAGGAACGAGCAAGCCCGCGCCGGAAGATCCCCGCTACGTCATGTGCATTTGGGCATGCACGCTCGTTCTCGCGTGCCAATCCGTGGACGGTGATGACAAGGGGCAACCGTTCTTCACCGACGCGAACGAAATCCTTCAAGGGCTCGATCGTGACCGCGTATCGTACCTCTACGAAATGCAGCAACGCATTCAAGAGGATCACGGCATGCGCAAAGAGCGATTGTCGCCTGAAGAAATGATGGCGGCGACGCACCAGATCGTGACCTCGGAGGTGGGTGCTGACGATCTCCCTTTTTGGAAGTGGGGGCCGAGCGCGCGAGCGAGTTATATGCATTTTTTGGCCAATGCGTTGTATCACTCAGCGCCGGACAAATCGCACTATGGCTCGCACTCAAACAGCTCCGCGCCAAACGAGTCGCAGACGCAAAGCCCTGAATGAATCCCTCCGCATTCAAACGCACTGGGCCACCAAGCCCGTTCGCCAAAAAGCAGGCCGAAGCGCCAAAGAAGCCTGTGAGCTTCGTTGAACTTCCGCCTGCTCTTTGGGCTGATGGACGCCCGTCGAAACCATCCGCGCCAGTCAAGGTGGGGTTGCGCTTGCTCCCCGAAGCGGAACTCGAGCGTTGCCGAACCATCGCGGCAAATCATGCTTGGCGCGAGCATCAGAATCCAGACGATGAGGCGAACCGGATCGACTGCTTCAATTCGCGGCTGATTGGCCTACTCATGGCGGAAGCAACGTGCCATCCAGAGAGCACGGATCGTCGGTTCTTTGAAGTTGCTGACGTCAAGATCTTCCTCGACCTCACGCCGGACGGCATTCGGTTCTTGTGGGATCATTACGAGGCGTTCACGGTATCGCATTCACCGATTGCGCCCGAAGCGACGGATGACGAATTGCTTGCGCTGGCGGACATGCTTGTCGCGGACGGCGCATTCGCTGGGATGTCACTGGAGCAAGAGCGCAAAGCGCGACGGTTGATCAAAGCCGCGATTGAAGTGTTGAACGGCAACTCGTGAATTAAATGGCCGAATCCATACGCATTCGCGTTGGATGTTCCGTCGACAAAAACGTCGGCAGTGCATTCCGACCCATCATCGAAGCGGCGAAAGACGCACGTCGTCAGATCGAAGCCGAGATGGATCGCGCATGGGCCGCGGTCAATGGTCGTGGCGCGGCAAAACGTGCCAGTGGTGGCGGACCATATCGAAGCGTTGTTCGTGAGGCGGAACGAGCGGCAGATACAGTCGTCGCGATCGAGACACGGAAACAACGACGCATCGTCGCCGAACAGGAACGGGCGCAACGTAAACAACTGGCGGAGGTCCAACGAACGCAACGCGAGTTGCAAAACGCGGAATTCAAACGTGGCGCCGACAAGATCCGCGAATGGAAGCGTTCGCAAAAGGAAGAGCGTTCGGCAAACGTAGGGCGTGCACGAGCCATTGGCAGCGGCTCCATGGAAACGCTCGGCAAGATCGGGCGTGGTGCGCTTGGCGTCACTGGAAGCATTGCTCGGGGCGCGGGCGTTCAAACCGACCTTGGCTCGTACGTTGGCAGCGCGGTAGAGCTCGAGACGCGAGCTTCCGACCTTTCGAACTCAGCTTACGATGAAAAGCGCGACAAGGGCAAGCGCATCGACCCGAAGTCGCTCGTCAGACTTGGACGCGACGTCGGCCAACAGGCGGCGTTCGACCCGTCGAAGGTGCTAGAGGGGCTCCAATCATTCGTCGGCAAGACGGGTGATCTGGCGACGGGACAAGCGGCACTTCCTGGACTTGCAAAGCTTGCGCGAGCAACGGGTACGACCCTTGAAGACATAGTCGGTGCGGCTGGTGAAGCGTCGAAGGCGCTTGGCGACGTCGGCCCCGGCAAAGCATTTGAGACGGCTGCTGAGAAGGGGAAAGCGCTTGTCGATGTCCTTCGCCTTCAGGCGGGACAGGGCAAGATTGGCGCGGCCGAACTGAAAGACATGGCCAAGTACGGCGGCCGTCTTGCCGCTGCATCGCAAGCATTTGGTGGCGATTCTGCCAAAAACCTTGGCGATATGGGTGCGCTTGCCCAGCTTTCAATCGCTCGGGGTGGCGCTGCAAGTGCAGCCGAAGCAGCTACGTCCGTCGCAGGTTTTGCGAATACGCTTAAAACCCCAGCGCGCGTCAAAGAGTTCAAAGCGCACGGCGTCGATGTATACAACAAAGACGGCGGATTCAAATCAGTTCGGGACATTCTGAAAGATTCGTCGGCGGCCGCCGTATCCCGTGGTGGTACCGAGGCACCGATCGAATTCAAAAAGATGTTTGCCAACGTAAAGGGCGCCCAAGCTGCGGACCCTGCGTTTCAAGCATATTCCAAGGCGTTCCGCGCAAACATCGAAGTTACGAAGGACAAGACGAAGGCCGATATGGCCGGCAAGAAAGCCATTGACGAGCTGTTCGATACCTTTGGCAAAGCGATATCCGCAGACGAAGAAAACGACTCGTTCAAAGCGAGCATGAAGACCAGCGCCGCGCAAGTGCAACTCTTCAACAACAAGCTCGGTGAAATCGGTGGAGCGATGGCGGAAAAGGTCCTGCCCGAACTCATCAAGGCGGAACCGACGATCATCAAAGTCGTCGAAGCATTCGCCAAAATGATCTCGTGGGCATCGCAGAACCCAGGCACGGCGATTACGGGGGCTGTCGTGGCAAGCATTGGCAAAGCAGCAATTGGCGCGTCCGTCAGCAGCGCGGTCGAAGGTCTCATCAAAGGTGCGTCAAGTGGCGCCGGTTTGAACGTCGGCAATGCTCTCTCGATCGTCGCGGCGTCCATTGCTATTGCGTCTGTTGGCATGTTGGCCATTGACAACGTGATGAGCCAAATGGACAAGGGCGTGAATACGTCGGTCTCACAAGACCTAAAGATCGGCGACGCACTTGTCGGTGGATCGCGTGCGCTTAGAGCAACCAAGACGACTGGCGACGCGGAAAGCGATGCAGCACTTCAGGGTGCAAAACAGATTGAACAAATAAACGCACTTCATGAGGCAAGAGCGCAGCAAGCGTCCATTCGTGAGCGCATCACCAACATGAACGATGCTGCGAATCCGTTGAACGTGGCGTTTGGCGACAAGTCGATCGAAGACATGGGGCGCGCGAAAGCCGACGCGGGCAAAACAGATCAATTGGTTGCTGATTACAAGAGCCTTGCCGGCGTGATCGAGAAGTTGTCCGCGCAACTAGGCAAACCGTTGAAAGTTAGCGGCGAAGTAAGTCTTGCCGGCGGCGCTCCAGGTCCAACCGCAAACACCTCGAACACAACGAAATGACCGCCTTTCAATCACTCGCTAAAGCAGGATTCGACGGGATCAATTTCCCGATCAAAAGCTGCATCGTGTCGGGTGGCATTCGCGATCACGTGCACGAGTACCCGCATTCACCGGGCGGCGCGGTTGAAAAGCTTGGTCGCAAGCTGTACCGGATCCAAATGACCGGGGTATTCGACCAAAAGATTTCCGGCTATGGGGACAACCTTTGGCCGGGGGACTTGTCGGACTTGCGCGATCGGTTCCAGCAGCAAGTCACGTCGACGCTTTCCATTCCGACGATCGGAGACATTCAAGCGTATTGCGTGACGTGGTCGCAACGCGCGACCCCCGAGCGGCAAAGCGGCGAGGAGGCTGAGTTCGAGTTCGTCGAGGACCAAGCGCAAGCGTTCCTCATCAATTCGATTGTACAGATATCGTCGACAACGTTGCAGAATGCTGGCGAGCAATTCGATCAAGAATTCGCACCGTTGCTCGAAGGCGGCACCGTGAGCGCTACGGCTCCGACACGCATCATCCCGCCTCCTGCGGGCACCGTGCCCCGTGCCACGACGGTAGCGGGGGCATTCACGCAGCTCCGACAACGTGACGCGAACGCGCTGAACCAGATTCGATCGGCGTATCAGCAAGCCTTGACGATTGCAGAGCAGCCGGATCGTTTTGCAGACCAGATCATTCGTAACGCCGAAGCCGTCGTGACGTCGTGCGCGCAAGCGTATGAGCGGATCGAAGTCTTGCAAAACCCGCTCATGTATTCGCGACGATGGGCGTACAAGCGGCTTTGGGCGTCCGCTGTGCAATTGCGTGATAGCGTCAAATCTCGAACGGCACGCATCCTGTTTTTCCAGGCGCGCACCGATACGACCATTGGCGCGGTGTCACGGGCTATTTATGGGGATTCGAGTTACGCCGCGGAGATCATGCAGCTCAACGCGTTGCCGGATCCGTTCATGATTCGGAACGGGACGATTCTGCGGTATTATGACCCAACGTCGAGGCAACGTGCGGCTTAAGATCAAGGCACCATCTGCATGGTTGCGCTTCGCAAAAATGATCAATGTACCAACCGATGTGCAAGTCGCTCCAATCGTTCCCGTTTTCGCGGATGTCGCCGTCGATGTGTTTCTTGGATACCCATGTCCATCGAGCCTTGTATCTAGACGCGTGCGCCTTGGGGCAAGCTCTCGTTTTGGTATTGATTATTTTCCAAACAATACGTCGACGCTTTCCGCGTCGAGAACACTTGAACCCGATGGGAATGACATCAAACGTTACGATTGATTGCTTGCCATCGCGAGCGATCACGTGGATTGCGGCGTGCGTATCCTCCCCGTTCAGCCATTCCTTGACGTTGTCGTCGTCCGTGTACGGATCATTGAGCCATGCATGACTCCATCGTTTAAGTGCCGCATCTAATGGCGTTTTTGCGTGGTATCCACGGCAATCATGAGTCTCCCAGCATTCTCCGCGCTCGTCATAAAGGCTTGTCGCATAAATCATAAGATGCGTCTCCACGGCCAACCATAACCATGCCTGACTTTTCGTCAACAGATCTCGGCGGCGTCAACGACAAGGTTATCTTGCGTCTTGGTGGCGCTGACCTACTGATCGCCGAATCCTACGACGTGCGCATGTCGTTTTTCACGCAGCCGACGGTGTTCGCGCTTCGCACGGGTTGGGGCGGCACGACGCTCGAGTTGCTCGAAAAGTATCCCCCGAACACGCCGTTTGAGCTACTCATTGCGGGGCGCGTGCAGTTCACCGGGCGGATCGACAGCGTCAACGCAGAACAAAGCGCGGGCGCGACAGAAGTCACGTTCCACGGGCGCGATGACCTTGCGCCGCTGCATGATTCCATGGCGTCGGTGGATCGTTCATTTGACGACGCAAGCTACGAAGACGTGGTATCGACGTGCCTCGACTTGGCAGGCGTTCAAAACTACGCGCTCATCTTCGAGAATACGCAAAACCGTGATCGGCGCACGGGCGTTGCGGTTCCATCGACGACGACCCGAACGGTGTTTGGCCGGGCGTCTCGTTCGTCGACAACAGCGAAGAAAAAAGCGGGACAGCTCAAACTTGGCGAGACGTATTATTCATTCTGCAAAAAGGAACTTGATCAAGGCGGGCTGTTTCTGCTCGCATCGGCGGACGTTGGGAGCGGCCCCGTGTTCGTTTTGACTGAACCGAACACGACGCAGCCCCCACGCTACAGCATTTTGCGACGGCGCGGCGAATTGCGAAACGCCGTCAACTCGACAACGGCGTCGCTCAAGAATGACACTGCCAAACGGTTTTGCGAATACGTGGTGTTTGGCCGTGGCGGCGATCCGAAAACCGGACAGCAAGCCGTCCAAGCGACCTACACCGACAACGAAATGCTCGGTTACGGGTTCCCACGGCAACGACGGCGGGCAGCTCGAGCCGATAACGTCTCCAACGCGGCGGAAGCCCTCAAACTTGCTTGGCGCATGCGTGCGGACGACCGACGCGATTCGTGGAACCTATCCTATGCGGTCTCGGGACACACGGTCCCCGCGTTGAATGGCCGCACCGTCAATGATCGCGCGGTATGGTCTCCAGATACCACGGTTCAAGTCGACGACGACGAATACGGAATTTATGGCACGTACTACATTCAAGACGTGCAGTTTCAGCGCGATGGCTCCGGAACGCGTACGATGCTCACACTCATTGATCCAGCCGATTGGGTGCCGCCGTGATTGACGATCGTGATGTTATTTCGCTGGACTTTGGCAAAGCCGTTCTGACGACGTACAGCGGGTCGTTTCTCGGTGTTGGCATCGATGTGCCGGGCGGCGATAGCTCTGGCACCGGACCATTCGAAGCGCGCTTTCCCTACGGCACGTTTGGACGTCCCCGCGATCCCACGCCGGCCCCTGATAATTCCAGCAGCGTCGGGTGCACGGTGCTCTTTGGGTACGCCGGCAAGAGCCGACACGCGTGGATTCAAGACGACCCAAGGGTTTGGCCGAAGCTACCAGAGGCATCCTACGGCACGTGGGGAGCCTTTGCCGACACGGGGCGTGAGGACATCACCGTCATGGTCCTTGACGGCACGACAGGCTCGTTTGCGTTGCGTGTGCCGCACTCTGGCGCGGGCGTGTCAAGAGTCTTGGTCGACGTCGGGACTCCAGGCGCGGAAGAGATTCTGCTGGCGAACGGCGGCGGGTGCGAGCTTACCGTGAAGGCGCTCGAAACGGTCATCGGTGACAACGTGCTCGCGTTGGCGCTCACGAAAGACGTGGCGTTTGCCGCAATGAAAACGGCGCTTCAGGTATTCGCAACGGCGCTCGGGACAGCCACAACGATCGTGCAAGTCGCAGCGGCTGGGACGGCACTTCAGGGTGCACTTGCTGCGATTCCAACGTCGACAACCACGAAACTTCGGAGCGAATGATGAGCGGTTTTGGTTGGTATCCAGCCGGCATTGGCCCCGCGGGATATTCTCCCGTCGTTCCTCCGAATGCCCCGCGCGATGTTCGACCCCCCGCGGCGCTTTACTTCGACGGACAAACGCGAGACTTCCCGCTCGACGAAAACGGGTTTTACCGTGAGATGCACCCTGTCGACCAAAAGGTGGCGCTTCAATTGAGCCTGCCCCGCGGCGCGATCGCATCGGTCCCTGGCATCGGCAACAAGCTCCGCACGATCCAACGGGTGCGGCCGAGCGTGGCAGAAACGCTTTGCCGGAGTTTCATCCGCGAAGCTCTCGCCGATCTCTTGTCGACCAAGTCGATCGAGATTCAGCAGATCAAGGTTGATCCCGACGTCCCTGGTAGGCTCTTGTTCGCCGTGACGTACCTGAACCTCGAACTCGCGTTCCTCTCCAAAAGCAAAGCCTTCACGACCGTCAACGGCTCCCTCGCGTACGCCTGAGAAACAAACCAATGGCAGACGAAGAACTTCCCGGCGTAATCGTAACGCTCACGCGCGACGAGGATCGCGACCTGTATTTGCAGGGATACTCGCTGTTCGTGCCCGAAGCCGACGTCGGTCCTGGCACGCAACCGTATGTCGATGCGTCGCTCCATGCCGACAGCGCGCAAGTGCTTTTTGCCGACGCGATTACGATCGGAAACGGCACGAATATCGACACGATGACTGGCGTTTGGCTGAAGCAAACGGGCGAGAGTGAAGGCGTCTACAAGCTTCCCGCAGCGGGCGCGAGCGGCTACATCGTGATCGAAGCATCCGTCGGCGGTACGACGATCTTTCAAGGCGACGAAGTTCGAGCACAAGGCACGGGCCTTCGTTTTCTCGTTGCTCAGACGGCGCTGTATCAAGACGGCGCGCTCGTTCCCGTCGTTGGCCTCGACACGGGCGAAGTCACGGATCTCGACGCGGGCACGATCGTCAAGTTTTCGGCGCCGCGTCCTGGGTGCGTCGAACTCGCTGAAGTATTCGAACAGTCGAACGGCGACGGATTGACCGGCGGGCGTGGCATTGAAAGCGACGACGACTACCGCATCAGGATCAAGATGAAGCGCGCGAATCCACCGTCAAGCGGCAACGACGCCGAATACCAGCGCACCATTGAAAACATCCCGAGCCTTGGCATTCAAAAAGCGTTCACGTATCCCGCCGTATTCGGACCGGGCACGATGGCGTTTGCATTCACCTTGCGCCCGCCCATTCCAGGCGCGAGCCGCATCCCGAACGGGGCACAGCTCAACCTTGCGCTTGCGACGTTGCTCGGGCGCGAACCAGCGGATGATGGCATCTTCGCCGCCGTAATGCTGAGTCAATCACTCACCGTCGCCTATCGTGTGACGTGGGCAAACTCCGCAGTTGGCTGGGCAAACGATCCACGATGGCCGGCGTATGTCTCGCCATCGGTCGTGGTCGAAGCATCACCAGCTCCGACGGTGACATCGTTCCGCGCGTCCACATCGGCCGGACCCATTGACGATCCGATCGTTGGGCAAACCATTGCGGTGTATGACCGCGCAAATGCAAAGTTCAGGAACAAGCGAATCGATACCGTCACGATCGTCACGCCGGGCGAAGAGTGGGACTTGACGTTTTCGACGGTCAATCTCGCGAGTGACGTGACCTATACGCCGATTGCCGGGCAAGTCGTTTCACCGTGGAGCGATTCGCTCAACCCGCTTGTCACGCCGACGTTGTCGTTTCTGGATCTATTCGGACCGGGTGAAATGTTTGCCTCATTCACCGATCCGGGCATACGGCAAAAGCGCAATCCGGCAAATCCGGATTCGTACCCGTCAACCGTGACAAACAAGATCATGTCCGCGATGCTCGCGTTGCCGTCGATTGGCAATGCGGTTTTGCTCGAACCAACGATCCCATTCAACACGACGGTCGGCACGCCGGGCACGTTGGTGTATCTGCTTGAACTCGCGGACTTTGGCGTTTACGGAGATTGATTCATGTCCAGCACCTTCACCTTCGACCTCACGCCCCCTCGACGTCCGTCCCTCGACGATCTTGGCGGCGCGGCAAAGCAAGACGACGCGCAGTTTCCTCCGGACCCCGTCACAATGCCGACGGCGGAAAACTGGAATGCGTTCGCACACTCCATCGAAGCATGGGGCAAGGTCGTGCCGTTCCTGGTCGTGCAGATCAACATGGTCGCGGGCGTTCCGACGCTCGTGTCCGCGCAAAGCGTGCGATCGACGTTCACGCTGACCTATCTGTTGGCCGTCTCGGGGCTCATCATCGACAATGGGACAGGCGACACGACCTTCAATTACACGTCGTTGGCGGGGCAATTCGTGCCGCCCACACGTCCCCCGCAAGTGGACGTCATTGCCGCAACGGGCGCACGGTATCCGGGCGTTTCGCAACCGACGGCGACGAGCGTTCGAGTCGTGACCCAAAACAGCGCGGGCGCGGCGACGGATTACCCGTTCACGCTGACGATGTGGTGACGAGACATCGACATGGTTCGTCGCGTGATTATCGTGGGCTGATGGAACCTTATTACACCACGCCAGACGGCACGATCCGCATATTCCATGCAAGGTGGGAGGACGTTTACGCCGCGGGCGTGTTCGTCGCGAAAGATATCGCGCTCGTCCACGCCGATCCGCCGTATGGAATTCGGGCAAAGCTTGGCAAGCGCGGCGCTGGACGCAGTATCAACGGCGGCAAACCACAACGCGAGCGCGCCTATCCCGCAATGACAGGCGACGAAAAACCGTTCGATCCGTCGCCACTCATTGTGCTTGATCGCCCCCTCGTGACATGGGGAGCCAATCATTACGCGCCACGGCTCTTGGATTCTCCATCATGGTTCCTGTGGGACAAACGCGGAAGGGCTCACTCCGAGCGTCGGCATGCTCAACGGCTCACCTTCATGGCACCCAAACGCCAGAAGCACTTTCCGAATTCGTCTTTTACCATGCCGAAAAGCGCAAGAGACTAAGGCGCGGCGATACCATTTTGATCCCCTACATGGGGAGCGGTCCCGACCTTCGACCCGCGCAAGCGAGGGGCCTTAAAGTCATCGCGTGCGAGGTTGAGGAGTTGTATTGCAAAACAGCCGTCAACGCTCGCCTTCATGCCGTAGCGCGCGAAGAAGACCCCCGCAACATCGGACTCGTAGACGATCGCCAACCACAGCGAACGCTTTTCCAATAACCCACCATGCCCCTCTTTTCAGCATTTACCCCCTTTGGCGCGGGATTCGCCTTCAGCGGCGCACCGTCGCATGGCGAGCGGATCTACCGGAACATGATCTCGCTCCTTGGCGTGGACAGCCTCTCGACCGAAGAAGGCACGCGCATGCGGGCATTCTGCTACGCGAGCGCCATGAACGCGGCGCGCGTACGGTACACCCTCAAACACGCGGGCTACCAGCTCGACCCGCTCAAGATCACCGAAATGCTCCCGCTTCGGGAAGCGGAATACGGCATCGTCCCTGGACCAACCGATAGCCTCGACACTCGACGCGCAACGCTTGCTGCTCGCATCATCGCGCACAAGGGCGGCGATTTCAACAACATCAAAAACGCGTTGCTCACATTGCTCGGCGATTCATTCGTGCAATACATCCCAACGGCGTACGCGGACGCGATTCTGTACCCGTCGAACATCGGGGACCAGCCAATGAACCTCGTGACGTCTCGTTTGCCCAAGCTCCTGACGATCACCGAAACGATCACGGACCCTGGCCCGCAATGGGTGTATTATGAGCCGTTTACACTTCCGAGCGTGCCAGACGTCGATGCTCAACCTACGGGTGTTTACGTGGGCGAAACGTTCGTCGTGGAGCCTGGGCAAAACCTTCTTCAGGAACGGATCACGGTCACGGGCGTGCGCGAATTGGCGCCGGGATACTTGGAGCTTGAAGCCACGTTTCAGAATCCGCATTCCGCTGGGGCGCTCGTGACGAATATGCCGTTTCCATTGTGGTGTTCAACGAAGCGATTCAATCTGGTCGTCACTGATACGGTCACGGCATCGACACCCGAACCACGACGCAAGATCAACGAACTTCTCAGCCGCATGGCCCGTGCCGTCTCGACGTGGAACATTGCGCAAGAGGATCCGCTCAACCCTGGATTCACCGGGGCGTTCAAAGTCGGCGTTGGTCCGCTTGGGTATCAGACCATCGGAAGCGTGACGATTCCTGCATGATTTGAGTTGTCAAGAGATCCTTTACAACTGAACTGTCAAGGATTCCTTGACGGATGGATGCCTTACGGTTCCCGGTTCCCGATCGGTTCCGGAACCACGGAACCACACCCAAACGGACCCCCATGGCCATAAACGTATTTGTCTTGACCGAAGACCTTGCGCGCCTCGTGACGATCGAATCGGACGTGAACACGCTGCGCGCGTCGCTCACTCCACCCTTGGCCGCGTTGACCTCCGATGAAATCAAGCTCGGCACGATCCAAGTCGGCTTGAACGCCATCATGGCCAAGATTGACGTGCCAAACACGTTGCCGGTTTATCCGCTTCTTTCAATCGTTGGTTTGCCAGGTGCAAACGTCTCGCTCACGCCTGATGCTGACCTTCAATTCTACATCACCACGGTGGCGATTGCGTTTTCTGAAAGCGAAGCTAACGTCGCATCGTTGGCGCTTCACGCCGGCGTTTTGATGATGCTCGGCATTACGACAAACGCCTACCGCGCTTCGTTCGTCTAGGAGTATCATGAGTTTTACACGTACACGATTGCCAGGTTTCTGGACGTTCAACTCGACGGTTGCGCCGGCAGAGTTTGAGCATATCGACGACTATGCCTATGCGGTGGACGGCCTGAATGGCGGAACATACAGCCCCTCCGCTCTCCTCACCATTGGCGGCGCGGGCGTCACGGTCACTGGACCATTCAACGCATCCGACGCAAAAGTCATCTCCGTTGACACGACGTTGACGATTGAACTCGGGGCCGTCCTTCAGCTCACCGGGAATCAACTCGTCAATAGCGGCGCGGGCATCGGGATTCTCAGTGGGGGTTTCGTGACCGTTTCGAGCGGCGGGACGTTCACGATGAACTCGGGAAGCACGGCAAACATTGCCGCGATGACGACGTTGAGCGGAACGAATACGCTATCAGGAACCACGACGATCTCGGGTGCGTTGACGTGCTCGAATACCGTGGCGCTGACCAAGGGTGTCACGGTAACGCAATCGACGGCCAACACCAGCGCCATTACCACGACGGGTAATGGTACAGGCGCGGGCGCATCGTGCATTGGCGGAACGACTGGCCCTGGCATTTCCGCGGTTTCTGGCACGGCCCAAACAAACGTTGCGCCAACATGCGCGGGTACGTTTGCCGGGTATATCCAATTAACGGGGACCGACCCGAGTCCAGGCGTAAACCCCGGCGCCAACAACGCTCTTCACGCAATGGCCATTCCAAAGGCATGGGCTAGCGTGTCCGTAGCGTCTGGCGCCGGACCGTATACTCCGGCCGATTCGTACAATATCGGCACTGTTACGGATGTTTCTACTGGCGTTTACGATGTGACATTTGTGCGAGCAATGTCGAACAGTAGCTACCCAGTGGTATTTACCTCAAACGCCATTGGCCTGATTGCGTGCACTACCTCAAGATCCACAACCGGCTTTAGATTCACCGTATACGACAGTCTGACTCAGGCAGCGGTTGGTAACGCGGTGGCCGTACATTTTATAGTGTTGTCGCGTCAATAGCTAGCTAACGCGCAATGCAGTTCTCCGTACTCGCTATCGCAGCACCCCTTGCACACGCCCAGCTTGCCATAGAAGTCGCACGCCTCGCCTTCAACATCGCAACGAGCGCCAAGCGAATTGCATTCGTCAACATCGCACTCAGTGCATAACAACGTTATATAGATCCCGTCGAATAAGACGGACGGGACACGTGTGCGCGTGACGGTTTCCGGAATGCAATCATCATGCAATTCGTTTGGCTCTGGGACAAGTGTGTAGGTGTCACATCCCATTGCCATCATCGTACAAAGCACTACGGCCCAATATCGTTTCATTGGTAACAGCTTCCTTTCAAGGTATTTGCCGCGCTTCAGGAAAACACTCCGAAGCGACAGGCCCACAGAATAAGAAGCGGATTCGGCCCCGCAAGTACCGAGTCACCCAAACCAATACGATTTATTCCACTACGTTATGTTCGCAGTGCTCATAATACACATTACGCCCACGTAAAATGTCGTTTACGTCCGTCGCAATAACAGAAGAAAACACCAAATGCCTAGCACACCGTACGCAAAACTCCTTGTGTCCCTGAATGGAGGCGGCCCCCAAAGCGGCGGAATTACCGCGGCCAACGGCGATACCGTTCAGCTCACGGCGGAATCAACGGCGCAATGGCCCCTCGAAACAGCACCCCGGTGGGTGATTTACGCCTACCCTCCAGGCTGGACCGGCCCCGCTTCGGGATGGACCACGGAGAGCGTGCCTTCACCTTTTGGCGGCACGAGCGACGTCTACGTCTTCACCGGGCTAGGTCCGCCCCCGATCTTCACGCTTCCAGCACTGCCCATGTGGGGGAAGTTCCTGTTCGACTTGACCGTGGCAGGTGGGATCTTGAACGGCTTGCCCGCGCAGCAGCTCATTGACCGTTCGACGGGTGTCCAGATCATCGGACCCGGCGGGCTTCTTGACATCGCGGTGAGTGAGGAGATCCAGTTCGACCCGAGCCGGGCATGGGTCGGCACGTGGCAAGACGATCTGCGGATCCTTGACGCGGCCATCATCGCGGCGGCAACACCGTTTGGAGGCACTCCGACTGCGGTCATCGCGACGACGGGCAGTGCAGGCACACCGGGCTCGTACGCAACCGGCAACCACAGCCACCAGCTCACGTTCACCGTTTTGAACTCGATCCTTGCCGCAGCATCCGCAGCGATCACGGTGAATGGCCAAACGCTCACGAGCGGCGGATTCATCGGACCGTACTTCGCAACGTCGGTAGCCAGCCCCGCGACGACGGGACTTGTTCGAGGCTCGGCAGTGGAGTTCCTTGTGGTCGGTCGCAACGATTCGGACACTGCCAATGTTCCACTGCTTTCATGGGGCGCGTTTGGACTGGATTGCGTGCAGATTGGCGACGTGCTCGCGGAAAGCGTGTTTTTGAGCGTCAAGGCAAGCGGCAACGTCCAGATCTTTGACAACTTGGCGGTGATGCAAACGTTCTCCAAGGCGGGTGGTATTGCGTTTGCCACGACATCCACATTCAATATTTCGCAGGATGTTGCTGCAGGCGCGGGTGCAACAGCGACGATCAAGGCGCAAGGTGGTGGTGCAACGTTCGCCGGCGGAAAGCTCAGTCTTGAAGCTGGCGACCCTGGGGCGGGCGGTGCTCCGACGGGGATTGACCTCGAGATGGAGGCGAGCGCGACGGTATCTGGCACGCTCGCGGTCAAGGGTGGGGCATTTGGCACGCTTGCAACCATCGCCTATGCAAACGGTTCACCGGAAACGACAATCACGCTCGGACCAAGCGCAACGCCCGCACGCATTGATGCGAACGAACTCCGGCTCGACGCGGCTAACATTGCGATGTTCTCGGCCGCTGGTGACTTTGGGGGCGGCACGGGTGTCATCAACATCGCCAACGCCACGACGGCGCCAACGTCGATCACCGATTCCGTCAAACTTTACGCCACAGGGAAATCACTCCAAGCAAAGGCGTACGCGCTCTGCACGCTAATGCCCGCCGTCGAAGACGCAGCAGGTACCGAAGACCTACGAGCAAAGGATCGGCGAGCCAGGCGGCTCACCACGACGGACGCCACAGTGACAACGGCGTACACGTTCGCGATTCCGAATAACTCGGCCGCGTCATTCGATGTGGACGTCGTGGCATACACGCTATCTAATGGCACAAGCGCGGTCTACAACATCAAGGGCGGGGCAAAACGGTTTGGTGGTGGCAACGCCGCGTTGATTGGCGCTCCAGTCGTCACCACGTTCGAGGACAATGCAGCGTATGACGCGCTGATGGACATCAGCACAACCAACGTCGTGATCAAAGTGACCGGCGTGGTTGGCACAGACGTCGAATGGTTCGTGGCGCCAAACGTCACGCTGATGCAGCCGGCATAAAACGCCGCGTAAACGAAGAAAGAAAATCATGTCGATGTTCAAGAAGGTTTGGCAGTGGCTTGTCGGCGCGGCTTTGCCCACTCCGACTCCGTTCGCATCGTGGAGTATCACGCCGGTTATCACGACCGACTACGCGCCGTCATGGGGCGAGCTGGTCAGGATCAATATGGCCGGCAAGATCGCTCCGGAAAGCGTGACGATCAAGCTTCCGCCATCGGATAAGACGTCTGTTGGTAAATGCATCTCGGTCGTCACCACGAACCAAGGCGGAGCCGAGGACGGCTCGAGCATTCGAATCACGTCGAGCAATGGCCAAACGATCGGCGGTGTACCGAACGAGTGGGCACCGTCCACGGGCGAGCACCGGCTTGTGTTCGTGTCCGACGGGCAAAACGTACAGGTTCTTTCGATCACGTGATCGCGGTAGCGGCGTAAAAGGAAATCCCATGGCACAAGATCCGAATCCAGCGGTAACGCTTGCGGGAAGCGGCGTGCTTTTGCACGTGCGCAGCCCGAGCGGCGAACTCATTCCTGTCGCTGGCACCGTAGACGGCGCAATCGACACGTCTGGTGGCGGTGGCGGCGGCGGCACTGTTAACCAAGGGACGGCCGGCGTTGCGTCGTGGAAAGTCATCGACGACAACTCCGCCGCAATCAAAATTGCCGTAGAGAAGATCCCAGCACAAGGTCAGGCTCTTGCTGTCGCATCGGCGCCTGTCGTGCTCCCATT